TATCAGTGATATACTACCGCCATCAGGAGGCTAAAATGTCAGTATACTTTTCCTACTTTCCGAAGATCAAATACGATGGTCGGGTGGCACGAGACATAACCCGTCGCAATGTTTTTCGTTCAACCGTGTTCGCGGATCCATATGCCTTCCTGCCCTATATGTTGGAAAGTGATGATAGACCAGAAGATGTGGCACATTTCTACTACGGCAATGTGAGTTTGACCTGGCTGGTATATTTCTCCAACCAGATTGTGGATCCATATTTTGACTGGCCTATGAGTTCGCGCGACTTTGACCGTTACATTATCAATAAATACGAAGAACAAGCCAACACAACAGGCTATGCGGTTTTGGCTTGGACTCAAAACACATTGATTGACGACAACATTGTTGAATATCGAAACAACGATGAGCCAGAAATCGTTTTGTCGCCTGACACATACCGACTTGACACATCGCTCCTCGGTTCAGAATGGTCACCAATAAGAGTGTATGATTACGAATCGGAACTGAACGACAACAAGCGATCCATTTTGTTGTTAGACAGAAAATACACGAACCAGGCACTAGAGGAAATGAAAGAATTGCTGAATGGTTGACACACATAACAAGGCGGGTGACTTTCGGTTATTCAAGTTTCAACTGACAAACATAATCGAAAAGAAAACGCCTATTGAATTTAAAGATGCGATCTATTACTTCACGATTGAAGAATCGATGAATGTGGGGCACTTGCGTGGTGAAGCCTGGATACGAGAACCTTTTGACCAGATACACCTTTACCCACTCAAGGGTGAAGAAATCGGAGTGATTGAATACGAAGACTTCTATAAGAAGAAATACAAGCACCGAATATTCGTCTACAGTATTGACAAGGTAACAGACACCAATGACGGGCAAGATGTGGCCGCGATGTACCGTTTGAACTTTGTATCAATTGACAAGTTCATTACCGAGTCCTTGTCCGTTCAAAAGTCGTATAAGAACATTCGCATTGATGATATGGTTCAGGATATATTTGACGAATATTATGTTGGCGAAAAGGCATTGGAGCCGCCTGTCACAACTAGGGGTCCACAATGGTTGGTCGTTCCAAACTTTTCACCCGAACAAACAATGTATTTCTTTTCGCGAAAAGCTGTACCAGAAGATCCATCACAAATACAGACAATACGATGGTTCGAAAATCGCAATAGGTTTTACTTCGAATCAATGGGTAATTTCAATTCTGGATTAGCGACGATATATGATTCAGAAGGTGAACCAGAACCACCGGGTAGTTTGAAATTATTATATAACTCTATGAATTACCAACAATATGGTAGTGAAAAAGATGGTCAGTTGATGCTAATGCAGGAAATCATAGAGATAGAATGGAGCGAACACGTCAATACCATCCGTGATATGGTTCAAGGCGGATACAAACGCAAGACTAGTGAAATTGATTGGATGAACAAGCGATATCTACAAACGCGGTATGATTATCTTGACGAATATCCAGATTACTTTTTACCAGACGGTACTGGTGGTGTAGATAAACCAATGCACGATAAGAAACCGTTTGTTGACACGTATATGACAGAATATGACAACACATTGGTGATCAAAGACTATGCGGAACCAGGTGCGATTGCGGGACTTGGGTTTGTGCCCGGCGGTGGATTTCCCGGCACAACTGGTCCATACAAGCCTGGTAAATCTGTACCTATGGATAACCCAGCAACAAAAGGGTTACAACCTTGGGAGACTGCGTTTTTGAACGGTATTGCCGCGAGAGAATCAAGGGGGGATTATGCCGTTAGACAAGGAACTGGTAATGTATTTCACGACACAACCAAACCTCACCCTGGAGTCACGCCGGCACCCGGTGGCGTCTCAAGCGCAACAGGTCGATATCAATTTATTTATGGCACTTGGAAAGAAGTTAATCGCGGCAAGAACTTACCTATGACGCCAGAAAATCAGGATAAAGCAGCACTACAGCGCGCAAGGGATAGGTATGCAGGATTTGGACAATATGGAGGTAGATCAAGACTGCCTGGCGGTAGAGCCGCCAATCCAGCAACGCTAGATGAATATATGGAGTTGCATCAAAACGATCCCGCAAAAATTGATCAACTGTTTGCTGCTATGGGATTAGAATGGGAAGCGTGGTCTTTACAGAATGCCCGAGCAGATTCCGTCGCAACATATTTTGATACATACGAAAAAGAAATAGGCGCAACGGGACCAGGTGTTACTACAGGAACACCATTAGAACAAGCTGAGTTGCCACCAGTTACTGATGAAGAAATTGTACTTTCACAGGATGTTGTGGCCGAGGGGCAAGAAGCTACTCGAAATACTCCAACTGGCATAGGCACAAATACAACAAATACGTATATAAGACCAAACCCATTTTATACAGATTCATATAATGGCAAATCGGCCTCGGCTTATCACCACGTACAACACTACACCACCTTTAAAATCTATGGTCGCAATAATATCACGGCTGGTCAGGTTGTGGAACTGGTCATACCAAAACGAGACGTAAGACTATTGGGCAACGAAGTTCAATCGCACGAAATTGATCCTGAAAAGTCCGGACTATACCTTGTTGAAAGTATAAAACACATATTTGACGAAGCCGTTTATACGTGTGAGGTGACAGCTTCAAAGAGTGGTTTGAAGAAAACAGGTTCATCGTCTTCAAGCGGCGGCAATACAACACAAAGTGACGCAGCTGGTCTTGGTATACCGGCACTCAACCAAATCGCGTCAAAGGCTTTAGAGACAGTATCACAAGTAACATCAGTACTTAACAGGCCGGGAACAAAAACAATACCAAACATCGTTAGTAAATTAGAGGGTCCAAGATAATGAAATCAAGTGTGACATTTGACAATATGATGCCATTTATGGGAGTGGTTGAAAACAACATTGATATGATGAACCAAGGACGCGTTCAAGTGCGCTGTTTTGGTGTTCACCCCACTTGGGAAGATTCTCAAGGCGGCGAAGGCGTGCCGACCGAACATCTTCCTTGGGCGGTGGTTCTACAAAACAGTAAGATGATTTCTGTACCGGAAATCAGTGACTGGGTTTTTGGTTTCTTCATTGATGGTCGTGACGCGCAACACCCAATGGTAATCGGCACTCTACCTGGAACTTCGACTGCGCCGTTTGAAGGCGTAGGTGCAGACGGTGAAAACCCTTGGATCAAACCTAGTCTGGAAGCATACAGACGGTTTGGTGAATGGCCTATTCCACCACAAATGAGTGGTGAAGGCATTGAAGAAACTGCGGCACTGGCCGCCGCAGTACGGTCAATATATAACAGTGGTAAAAATTTGTTGCGAGGATTTGGTATTGGATCAACTAAACCAGGTTCGGATGTAAAAGGTATAAATGAACCTATGCCAGTATACGGCGGTTCGGTGAAATCCTCGGTTTGGTCCGCGGGTCCTCCACACGACACCAGCTACATTGAAATGGGCGGGCACGAAGGTTCACAGATCATTGTTCTTATGCACGAATCGGGTTCGTCCGTACAAATGGACCAACACGGCAATGTGAAGTTGAAAGCCTCGGGCACAAACTTCATTGGCTCTGAAGGTGATATGGAATTTATGGTCAATGATAACAAGTCCGAACGCGTTCAATCCTCTTACAACCTACACATTGAAGACGGTGACTGGGAGGTTTATTGTGGTGGTAGTGTCAAACACATTGTTCAAGGTGATTATGAACTGATGGTTGGTGGTTCGTTCACTGTATCAGCGGGTCAAAATGTACATATGGATGCTGGTCATAATATTTCTATACGCGCACAGACGGAACACATCAACTTGTTTTCTGAAAACGATATTCGTATGGAAGCCGAAGGTGCCGTTGGCATCAAATCAAACAAGGACACTTGGATCGAATCGAGAGAGGAATATCACGTATCTGCCTCGCAGGATGTTCGTATCACGAGCGAAAGTTCGACCATTGATCTGAAAGCCGCTGACATTATTCAAATTGATGGTTCCAAAACATACCTTGAAATGGGTGTGAAGACGGCGGAGTTGAGAGATTGGGACGAAGTGAAGAAACCTGATGTTGAAGATCCACCAGAACAGGCAACGCCGTATTCAGACTTCGGTCGGGGCACAATGTCCGCGCGACCTGGCTTGTTGGACGATCAGGAATAAAGGAGAACACAATGGCTATTTGTAGACCAATCTATCCAACGGAAATGTTGAACAGTCAGAACCAAATTGTTCTGCCCGATATCAACACAGTTTTGGCTGCGCAGTCGGATCCTACGCTGAATTATGACAGCAACGATCTTCGTGTAGCAACTGTACTGTTCAACACCATTGTTCCGTTTCTTGATTTAGAAAAATATGATTTTATCAAGCAAAGGTTTTTGAAAGAGGGTTCTAAAAACCTGACGACCATAGGTGAATCTGAATTTGCGGACGCGTTATATGATGTGGGTATCGCACCGGATGATTTTGCGGTTCTAGTGATAGAAGATTCACCGTTGCCAATTGACATTCAAGATGTAATAGATTTGATTGAAGAACTTGATAAGACTGTCAACGACGAATTGGAAGCTGAACTTGGAGGTGTAATCGTTGATGTGGGCGCACCTAATAATGATGGCACAACTCCAATCACGGTTCAACAACCTGACGGCACACTAGAAGATATCAATATACCTACACCAACAACCGACCCCGGCGGTAGTGGTGGTAGTGGTGCCCCGGCCGCTTTTCCTCCAATCTTTTCAACAACCACACCTATTGTTCCGGTCGCGGGCGTAGGTGGTTCTCCTGCCGGCACTGATGATCCCGAGACGACAGAGGACGATAACGAAACGGGAATCGACACCACACAACAATGGGAACCAGGTCCAAAACTCGCGGCCGCTTTGAGTGTTTTGAATAACACATACGGCGATCTATGGGTTGAAAATAATGAAATTGATTCTGATAGCTGTAAATTCGGTGCCTCTAATATTCTACCACCTTTGTTCACCAAAATCCTGAGTCAGGTAATGGACCGTAAACCGTTTTTGAGTGGTGTCCGAGGATTTATAAGCAGTGTTCAAAGCCTAGTACAGATAAATATATCACACATACTGGCTGAAGTTATAGGACCATTACAAGCTGCGGTTGAACAAGTAAATTCTTTGGCACAATCAGCCTTTGCGAGAATAGAAGGTATTTTCAATGAAGCGTCAACTTTCATTTCAGGTATGCCAGGCTGGGCACCGGATCGTGTTGGTCCTATGTTGATGCGAGAATTTCAAAAGTATGCTAACTTTTTTGCGGAGTTCAATGTGGAGATGATTCGTCGCAAACTCAAAGAATTTGCGCATATTATGGAACTAAGACTTGACCCACAGACATTGGCAGGTGTGTTACCCAGAATCACGCAGGATCTTGTCAAGAAAAATGTTAAGTACCGGTCGTGTAAATTTTCTAGTATCGTGGATGAATTGTTCAAAAAGGTCACCAACGAATTTCGTAAGTTTAAAGATGCTATTTTTGGTGGGTACAACGCTCTGGCGGCTCTTGGCGGCGGCGCAGTAAACGAATCCCTTGATTATGGCGCACAAAGAGTGCCAGCCAAAGCAAAAAGAGAACTAGCCGAAAAATGGCGCGACACGAATAATACCAAAACCGAGAACGCGGATTTGACTGGATTAGAACCAACTGTATATGTGCCTGGTAATGTCACCGAAGCCGATAGAATGTGGGTGAGAAACAACATATCTTCCAGCGGCATTGCGGGATATCTATCTTTTAATGATAATGTGTCCCAGATGGGTGCCCGCGCATTATCAGCATATAGGTCACAAAAACAGCCAGTGTCTCTATTCTCATTTTCTGAAAACAAGTCAGACGATGGTTGGTTCAATGTCGACTCCGAAGTTTGGGTAAGAGCCATCCGAGCCGCCAAAAGATTACAGGATCAGGGCGTCATAAGCGGTCCTGTTGTAGTGAATAGTGCGTATCGCAGTCCGTATTATAATAAAGTCATTGCGAAAAGTGTCGATGGTTCATTACACACAACAGGTCACGCAATTGATTGGGGTAACAATCTTACAGCGTCACAAAGAGCCAGACTCTTGAAAGCGGCCAGCCAAGAGGGGTTTGGCGGTACATATCCTGGTTCCGTTTTTATACACAGCGATATAGGATCTAATAGAGGATATGGATCGTTTGTAAATAGAAATGACGCAGAACCATACTACGCATACCAAATCCACCGACAAGGCAGATATAGAAACGGATAAGACTAATGGTTACAATTACACCACTCACAAAGAAAAAAGAACTATACAAAGATGTTGATCTGGACCTGACAAGGCACCCAGTGACAAACGATGTTTCTGTAAATATCAATGAGAACGCGGTGAAAGCCTCGATTCGTAATATTGTTTTGACAAAGAAAGGTGAACGCCCGTTTGATCGGGATTTTGGTTCCAATATCACGGCCTATCTGTTTGAAAATCACACTCCCGTTACATACAAATCAGCTGAAAACGACATCCGCGCAGCCATAAAAATGTATGAGCCAAGATGTGAATTGATTGATGTGACCGTCGGAGGTGATCCTGACAGCAATAATTTACGGGCAACGATACGTTTTGTTGTGATAAATACTAATGAAACATCTACACTTGAAATACTCCTACGCAGGGCGCGCTAATGGCATATACACCAGACCTATCCAAACTTGATTATTCAGACATAAAGTCGGACCTAAAAACTTATCTACAATCGCAGGATAAGTTCAAGGACTATGACTTTGAAGGGTCGAATATCAATGTTCTACTTGACATTCTTGCCTACAATACCTGGAAGAATAACTTCTACACCAATATGGCGTTCACTGAAACGTATCTTGATTCTGCGCAAAGGCGACAGTCGGTTGTTTCACACGCCAAGGAACTGAACTACCTTCCAAAATCCCGTGTCTCAAGTAAGATGTTGTTGAATCTGACATTTTCGGTACCTTTGGGCGACACACCATCCACCATCACAATACCTGAAAAGACACCTTTTGTCGCGAGGTGTAACAATAAAAACTATGTCTTCTACAATGAAGAATCAGTTGTGGTTACACCAAACGATGGCTCTTATACATACACAGGCTTACCAGTGTATGAAGGGCGGTATCTAAACGAATATTATACCATAGATGATATAAGAAATCAAGACCTAATTATTCGCAACAATGGTGTGGATATCTCCAGTGTTCGTGTGTTTGTTTCACCTTCTGAAAATGATTTGGAAACACAAACAGAATACATCTATAAAAATTCTCTATATGGTGTTGGTGCCGAAGACAAAGTATTTTATATTGAACCTTATTACGATGATCAATATATAATTCAATTTGGTCAGAATGTGTTTGGTGTGGATCCAGAAGCTGGTAATGTTGTTCGTATTGAATACCGTATCACGGCCGGCGAGCGCGCCAACGGTATCAATAACATTGCTGCTCAAGACACTATTGATGGTTATGACACATTGGTTACAAAACAAGATTTAAGCCGGGGTGGCGCAGAACGTGAAAGCACAGAATCAATTCGTTTCTTTGCGCCAAAATATCTACAAATTCAGAATCGAACCATTACCGAGACGGACTATTCTGTACTGTTGAAGAATGAGTTTCCTGAGATACAAGCAGTCAATGTATTCGGTGGTGAAAAACTGAACCCACCTCTATACGGTAAGGTGGTTGTGGCGGTTGACCTACAGAACATTGATGGTTTGTCTGACGCAACACGCACAAGAATATCCGATTACCTATCAGACAAGACACCCATCGCGATTGAACCAGTAATTCAAACCGCAAAGTTTATGTATGCTCGCGTTGTCAGTCGTGTTTTTTATGATGTGAACGCAACACGAAAATCTACAGGTGATATTGACACATTAGTTCGTGACACTATCTCCAACTATTCATATACCAACCTGGAAGATTTCCGAAAAACGCTAAGGTATTCCAAGTTAGTCAAAATGATTGACGACAGCGATGAAAGTATACTTTCAAACGACACCGACATTCTGGGTATCATTGCGCTTCAACCTAATCTACGACAGGCGACCTACTACAACTTCTCTTTTGAGAACGAACTAGAACCAGACGAATATCTTAGTTCAACAAGTACGACCACAATCAACAAGTACTCCAAGAGATATGAGCCGGCCGTCTACACTTCAAGATTCACTTATGTGGACCGCGCGGTGTACATACAGGACGACAGCCTAGGTAATCTGGATATCGTATATGAAGCGTCTGATGGTATTGTACCTTATGTGAGAAAGATCGGCACTGTGAACTATACAACGGGTGAAGTAAAAATCAACTCATTGACGGTCACAGATTTTGGTGGTAATGCGATCAAGGTTTACGGTAAGTTTGTCAACAAAGACATTGCGCCCGCCAAGGACCGTATTCTGTCTATTTTACCTGAAGACATTTCAATCACAGTCACCGGCACAAGAACATGAGTCAAGATATCACAAAAGATATTTCAACCCTTATACAGGATCAATTTCCGGACCACATTCTACAGGATGGTGCGGAAATTGTCACATCTGAACCATATCTTATTGTTGATTTTGTCAAAGCGTATTTTGAATATCTGGAGGAAAACTTTTCAGATACAACGATGCTTGGGCGCAGACTTCTAGAGTATGACGACATTGACACAACGGTTGATGAATTCTTAGAATTCTTCCGACGCAAATATCTCGCTGATTTTCCAAACTCAATCCAAACAGACGAACGGTTTATTGTCAAGAACATTTTGGACCTATACAGGTCAAAGGGTAGCGAACAATCTGTAAAGCTCTTGATCAAGATGTTGTTCAACGAAATGGCCGAGATATACTATCCGGGCACCGACATTCTCCGTGCTTCTGATAGTAAATGGGTCAAGCCCATCTTTGTTGAAGTGACACCTGACGAAGATGATTTTTCACTTGTCAACAAACCAATTTATGGATCGTTGTCGGGTGCAACCGCTTTTGTCGAAAGTATTGTGCGTAAGCGCGTTCAAAACAGATTTGTTGATATCGTTTACCTATCAAATGTGAAGGGAACCTTTATTACAGGTGAAAGAATCACCAACGATGGTGTTCTGTCTAGCGCTCCAAAAATTGTTGGTTCTCTATCTTCCATCACAATTGAACCTCAGAACATAGGTGGATTTGAAAACGGGGATGTACTAAACATTATATCTGATTTTGGTGATCAAGGCACAGTGCGAGTCACAAATGTATTGAGTCAAACCGGCACTGTTGATATTTCTCTGGCTGACGGCGGCTATGGCTACACATTAGATTCAAGAACAAATGCTTATATCAGCGATTTGATTGTTAAAAGAGACAACACAACCGAGGTTTTTGCTACGGGAGATACCGTCACACAAAATCTTGTCAAAATATTATTGAACCCAAGTGAAAGTTTCACTCTTTCGGATGGTGCTACGATCATTGCCGAAGATGCTAATAATGTAAGCATCGCGAACGGAACCGTGATGGAATATGGTACTGAAACAATCAGTAGCCTGATTTATCCATATATGATTCTACAAACTGAAGAAAACGCGTTCTCATACACCGAAACATTGGAAATAACAACAGATGTTGTATGGGAAGTTGGTGATACATTAGAAGAAAGTAACGATATCACCTTTGAGATTGAAAACGCGAATGGTGTATTTACCATCGGTGAAATAGTTTACCAACAAGATTTCTTTGCCAACACATCCAACACGGTTTCAGAACGATATGCGTTCGGTGAAGTCTCAAGCGCAAACGCAACTCATTTGGTTATCATAGACGCTTTTGGAGAATTTTATGCGAACAATGATGTAATCACCGGATGGGATAGTGGTGCTTTTGCTGAAGTCGCGAATCTATCTTTTGATTATGAAGGTGGGTCAGGTGATATTAGTTTGGTTACATCCAACACTGAATACACAGTTACAAAGTCTGACCTATCAATTTCATTTACAACTGGTCGGACAATACGAAACCCGGTTACAAATGTCACCAGAACTATCGCGAACAAGTCTAGTCAAGATGTGATTTATGTAGATAACGGAACAGAAACCGCAAATATATATTCAATAAGTGATATGTCTTACAACGGTTTGGTGATCGGTCAGAACAACATTACTATTGGTATCGCGAGCGTCGATGGGTCTTCATTCAAATATCTAGCAAACACAAGCATATTGATAAACCAAAACAATGTATCATATACCGTCGAAGATGTTGATCCGGGAACAGGCGCCTCATACGAAATTGGAACATTGACAAACACCGAGACAATCAGTATTGACGCGGAAGTTATAAGTGATACAAACATTGTCGGTGTACCATATTCAGAAATAAACCTTGATGGTTCTGGTAGCGGTGTCGGATATGTTTCTTCAGTCACGGTCAACGCAGGCGGTACTGGATATACAAATGGCTCTGCCGTTACTTTCACGGGCGGTGGTTTCAACGACGAAGAACCTTTGATACAGGCCGAAGGTACAGTCCTCACTTCAGGCGGCGCGATCACTTCTGTCAACATCACTCGCGCGGGCGAAGGATTTTATTCTACACCGACAATTTCTGTTGCTGACGGATCCGGAGCAAATTTGGAACTAGTGATGGAATTTTCATATGGTTTCACTGCCAATCCAACAGGTGATGCCAATACACCTATAGAAGATTTGCTGAGTACAACGGATGTTGAAATTGGAACGATTGCGACATTGACAAACGTGACTAAAGGAACAGGATACACTGTAAAACCTTATGCCGACATAGTTGTAGACGATTCTATCGCGAACCCGAAACTCACTGATGAAATTTCAACCAACACTACAATTATTAGTGGGTCGTTTATCATAGGCGAAGTTGTAACACAAGCAAACACAGACGCCAAAGGCATTGTTCTTTCGTGGAGCGCTTCAAATGGCCGTCTTGTGTTGCGTGATATTTCATACAACGATGATTTCGTATTGTCGTCCACAGGCGGAAACATTATCGGCGCTGACAGCGGTACAATAGCCACAATCAATGAAATATCAGACGAAAACATAACAGGAGATTACATCGGTAATAATGCTGACCTAGATGTGTTTGTGATTGAAACGACAGGTACAATCAATACTGTTGATATTATCACTTCAGGTTATGGATATGTTGATGGTGAAGAAGTAATCTTGCGCAGAGAAGGCTTTGATGATGTTGTGGGTATCGCGCGGGTAGAAAGCCAAGGTGTAGATGTTGGGTATTGGCGCACAAGAAATTCCCACCTAAATAGTGAGAAAAGATTACACGACAATTTCTATTACCAAGAATTTTCATATGATGTACAAAGCGCGATCAACCTTGTAGAATACGAAAAAGTACTATTTGACATTGTACACCAAGCAGGTATGAAATTGTTTGGCACTACGATCAAGATTACCGAACCAGAAGAAACCGTTGAGGTTGAATCCTCAATCACACAAGTATAAGAGGCAGATGTGAGTTATATTCTAACAAATGATTTCAAACAGTTCTTGACAGAACAAGTTATGGAAACTACGACCAACACCGCGATCACTTACGATCTGGTGGGTGCCAAAATTGTGGAGCCAAGTAACGCCACAGCAACTCCTACTCGCAGTGAATTTGATTCGTTTTACGATATACACGATGATATGTTGTTTGGCAAGCGTCTAGAATCCACTAATTTTCGTAGAATGATTCGCTACATACCTTGGGTGTCCGGTAAAACATATGTACCATACGACGATCAAATTGACACGAAAGAAGAGGATTATTATGTAGTGGCCGACCAGGAAGATGGTACATATGCTGTGTTCAAATGTCTGGACAAGAAAACGGAGGTCGCTTCTACTGTTAAACCACTTGTGTTTCAGACCAACGCTGCTGATGAAGTTTATATAACAGGAGATGGATATCAGTGGAAATATATGGGTACAATTTCCAATTCAGATTATTCAAACTTCGCAACGCAAAATTATGTTCCTTTTGTAGAAAATTCTGCTGTCAAAGCGGCCGCTGTTGATGGTGCTATTGAAGCTATGACCATTGAAAATTCTGGGGTGGGCTACAACAGTTACACAAGCGGTAACATAAAAGAATCACAGGTCGGAGGCAACTCGCTGAAATATTCTCTTGACGCAGCCACTACATTTGAGATATACACATTTGACTTGATCTATACGACAAACAACGCAACAACCTTTGATGAAGGTCAGTCCGTTGATATTGATATTCCAGGCGCGAACACGGTCACAGCCGAAGTCTATAAGACAGGGCCTGGCACCGCAAGTTTTAGAATCAATGCGAACACCGAAGCAATCACTCTCACGGAAATTCAATCCGCGATTGATGCTAACACATATATCACTTTGTCAGATGCTAACACAAGCGCGGGTATTCTTGACATTAGAACGGAACTAGTTCCTCAATTGTCTCGCGAAGATGATTTCTATAAGAACAGCGTGATCTACCTTCGTTCTGGTCCTGGCGTCGGCCAAATCCGAAAGATTGATAATTACGAAGTCAACGGAAACGAACGAATAGTGACTCTTAACACAGCATTTAGTGTTGTGCCAGACACAACAACCACTTTCAGTATTTTGCCAGATGTTAAGATAGAAGGCGATGGCACCGGCGCCAGCGCGATTCCTGTTATTGACTCTACCGCAAACTCTGTTATTGATGTTCAAATCGTGAACAGGGGAACAGGATACACATACGCGACCGCGACCATAGAAGGTAACAGCGGCATACTCGATTCTAATGGCGCTGCGGTGTTCAGTACCACGGCCAAAATTCGACCAATCATTTCACCAAAAGGCGGCCACGGAGCAAACCAATATAAAGAATTACACGCGCATAATGTAGGTATTGGTGTGTCAATTTCCAATACCGATGTTAAAGATTATTTCACATATTCGCAAATCGCGGTAATTAAAAACCTGTTACACAACGATATTGAATTGACAGTGGATGCTATATCAGCCGGTGAATATTCAAACGGAGAAGTGATAACACAAGACGTGACTGGCGCATATGGTGAAGTTGTGTCTATTGATGATGCTAACAATGTAATCACAATCACGAATGTGTTTGGTGAATTTGAAATATCAAATAATCAAGTCACAGGAGCAACTTCAAACACAATCGTTGAGGTAACAGGTATAAATAGGGATGTATCGACATTTGACAACACAATTGATTTGACAGTAAATCTATTTCTTGGTGGATTTGAAGTTGGGGAAACAGTAATACAGGAAGAAACCCTGGCAAGAGGTTATATTTCAAAAGATAATGGAACTAGTATTGAATTGGTGAGTGTATTCGGAGAATTCGAAGTCAACGAAACCGAAAAAGAAATTGTTGGTCAAACGAGTGGTGCTAAGGCATACGTAACAGAAAAAACAGAAAAGAAAATCGTGGACAACAGCGGCGAAATATTCTACATAGAAAACATTAACGAAGTAGTTCGTTCATCGTCAAGTTCCGAAAAGATAAAACTAGTGATAAAATTCTAAAGAGGCAAAATGGCAACCATTGATTTAAACCAATCACCATATTTTGATGATTATGACGCTGATAAGAACTATCTACGTGTTCTGTTCAAGCCAAGCGTGGCGGTACAAGCGCGCGAACTGACGCAAATTCAAACCAGTCTTCAAAGACAGATTGAAGATTTTGGTCGTCACATTTTCCAGAATGGTACAATCGTTCTGGGTGGTGCCTTTGATGTTCAAACTGGTATCACTGTCGCGACTGTCGAAGTCACAGGCCAAACTCAACTTGATGCGATCATCGGCACAACCATTGAAGGCGGTACATCTACACTAAAAGCGTATGTTGTACACGGCGAATTGGATACCAACACCGTTGGATTAGCACACCTTTATATTCGGTATAAAAATAGTACCGTCGCCACAAGTGTATTCACTAGTGGTGAAACAGTGTCAAACAACAATGAAAGTGTTTCTGTCATATCCACAGGCAACGGCACCTTGTTTTCCATATCGGAAGGCGTTGTGTTTATGTCTGGGTACTTCATCAAGTTTCCTAAACTGACCACTGGTGTTTCCTTTTCAGACAGTACACCCAACGCGAAAGTCTATTTCAAAAACGAGTTTTCCATTGTTGATAGCAACGAAGACATATCTCTTTTGGATAACGCAAACGGGTTTAACAACTATGCTGCGCCGGGCGCGGATCGTCTGGCGGCCGAAATATCTTTGGAAGTTACTGCCTCAACTGTTACAAAAAATGAAGACGATTATTCACTTCTATTAGAACTTCAAAATGGTGAAGTGAGAATACGCAATGAAAGAACTGACTATGCGCGTCTATATGATGAAATCGCGAAACGAACATATGATGAAAGTGGCGATTATGTTGTGCGCGGTATGGATGTTTTCACAAGAGAACACTTGAATACAGGCACAAACGAAGGTCTTTACACTGCGGCCGAAGGTGGTAACAATGACCTACTTGCGGTTGGCATTGAACGCGGTCTTGCTTATGTCAAGGGCTATGAAATCAACAACCTTCTGACTTCATATGTAGAAATACCAAAGGCTTCTACATACATCAATGTTGAAAACCAAACATCATACGCCCGAGGCGGCAACTACATCATTGTAGATGAAATCCGCGGCCTTCCAAACACCGACTTCTCAATTCCTGTCAACCTATACGACACAGCAGAAAATCGTGTTACAAACGCAAACAATTTCAGTGACGCAGCAACAGGTTCAGTGGTCGGTACCGCCCGAGTCAATGCGATTGAAAAATATTCTGGTACACTTGGTGATCCTAAAGCGCAAGCGAAGTTGTATTTGACCGATGTGGTAATGAACGCGAACCAAAGCCTTGCGGACATACGCGCGGTTGGTAACACAGCCAGCTTCTTTGCTGACACTGTATTGGACACAAACGATAGAACCTTGATCTATGATACAAACCTTTTGAGTAGGTTGTATTACACAGGTTCAGAAGCAACTCGCGACACAAAATCCGAAGCAGGTACATACGACTTTAGTTTCACATTCAACCGTCGCAAGACGGGAATCAACTTCAACTCAAGTGGTGAAGTGACTGTGAACATCACCACAACAGGTGAGACGATTCCATATACCAGCCCGGTAAGTGATAACCTCAAGAACACAATTCTTGTCACACTGACTGGTGACGCGACCGCGACACAGGCAGGTACAGTGTCAATCACAGCGGGCAACACAATCGTGACGGGTTCCGGAACCAGCTTTACAAACTTGAATGTTGGTGATAGAATTCAGGTCGGTGGCTCTGATTTGTATTATATCGATTCAATCACGAACGACACGGTAATGGAAATATCCGAGAACGCTGGATCTTCGGTGGTAGCAAATACCTTCACGAAATATTTCAAGTCTGGTGATTTACTTGATCTGACAGCAAAGGGATCATCCGACGGCACAGAACGAACTGTCACGGTCGCGAACACAACATCATTCTCAATTGATGTAAAAGAAAACTTTGGTGCTTCTGTCAACTGTGTGGTTGTACACCGCGCGGTAAGAAATGACGCGGAGCCTGCGCAAAAAACACTAAAAACATCTTATGTGCGTATTGACGGCAGTTCCGTCGCGAACACAGAATTCTTTCCACTTGGTTTTTCAGATGTTTATGACATTTTGGAAGTACGAAAAGATTCAAGTACATTTACAACATCCACCCAAGGTACAGATGTAACTGACGATTATACACTCGCAAGAAACCAAACATCTTGGTCTTATGAAACATCTTATCTAGGCACAACAAACCCCATTACGGGCAGCGAACATCTACTGGTCAAGTTGAGATACTTTGAACCCGACTATACACCTGGCATTGGATACTTTTCCATTGACAGTTACGACATTGACGACACGACCGAAAGCGCTTCAACAATCAAGACGATTGATATTCCAACATTCAACGGAATCAATCTACGCAACATCATTGATATGCGACCGGTGAAATCTGCGACCGCGACACAGACGGAAACTGTTACATCAGCAACAATAAACCCGACTGAATCAAGCACATACATTTCATCCGTGGATGGGCAAGGTCTGCGAATTGCGGCTCCTGACACCACACTTGTTTATGACTATTCGTATTATCTTCCAAGATATGATGTAATGGTTATTGACAAGAAAGGCAACTACAAATCTATACAAGGTGAACCGAAACGCCGGCCACCGATTCCAACTTACTCTGACAATGTTATGGGTCTGGCTTACATCTATGTGCCCCCGTATCCTTCGTTGGCGGAGACATATGCGCGAAAGATAGGTAAAGAAAGCCAAGGATCCTTCAGTGAAAAGATCACATTTGCACGATACACGATGCGCGACATTGGTAATATTCGTAAGCGCGTCAAGAACTTGGAATACTATGCCGCACTGTCTTTGATTGAACAACAGACACTTGATCTGGAACTACCAGACAACAACGGACTAAATCGATTCAAGAACGGCATTTTCGTGGATGTGTTTGCTGACCACAGCTTGGCGGATTCTGGTCACCCCGACTACCGAATTGCTGTTGATCCTCAAGACAAAATTATTCGGCCCGTTTACGATATGGAAGGCGTTGATATGAGATACGATGCTGCGGGCAGCACAAATGTATCTTTGAACAAGTCTCTTATTTCGCTTCCGTACACAGAACGCACTCTAATTGACCAACCGCGAATCACAACATTCCGCAACATTGAACAAGGTGTTTTCAGATACATTGGCGAACTAACCGTCGATCCTGGTATCAACAGTTGGGTTGATACAAACACCGTTGACCGTATTCTAAAGGATGACTTCATTCCTTCCAACTTGGGTATGTCAACCGAATGGGGAGCCTGGCAAACATCCGGATCAGGTGGTACCGCAGGCTCACCAACTTGGAAAGTTTATGTCCGCGCTTGGGGTGAAGACGATAACGACTTCAATTCCGGCCTAGCAGATAGTTATTCAAGTTCTGGCACAGGATCACTCAACACAGCCGACAAAAGAGCGTTGGCGAATAACACACAGGCAGAACAACAGGCCGCGACACAAAACGATCCAAACGCGCACCGGTTCGTAGGTGAATTCGCGACACAACAAGAGGCACGAGCGTACGCTCAAAGCAATCTAAGCCGTTATTTTATTGTAGAAGGTGGCACTCAAACAGAAATTGAAATGCAAACGAGAACTGGTATTGAAACCACTCTCAGCTCAAAAGAAGAACTGACTGAACTTGGAAACTTTGTCACAGATGTGTCCTGGGTTCCTTATATCAAGCCACAGGTGATAAGACTGTACGCGCGTGGACTCAAAGCAGACACACAGTTCTTTGTTTATTTTGACGGCGAAGATATGACAGATTATGTCACACCTGTTGGTGCGACCACTCTGGATGCTAACACAGCCGCCTCTTTCGCGACAGACGCCACACAAAGTAGTGACTTGACAGGTATTGGTACAGAAGGTGATGATCTATATAGTGATGAGTTTGGTATCTTTGTTGGTTTCCTTCGTCTACCAGAAGAAGGAAAGAGGTTCCGTACAGGCACAAAGCCTATCGTTATCACTGATAGTCCAACAAACGCGGTTGATGCGACAAGTTACGCCGAAGACTATTTTGTGTCTAACGGATTGTTGCTTCAAAAACAGAATACGATTCAGTCTACACGAACCATCATAACAGATACCAGAACAATCACTGATAGCCGAGAAATTACAAAAACTTTGGCTTCACCGCAACAGGTCAAAGAATATGGCCCTTCTTGTATGGCATATTCGTTCTATGTTGACCAACCGGGAGATGTTGAAGGTGTGTTCCTAACGAGTGTTGATGTATTTGTTCAATCAATGGACGCAGAACTTGGTATGTGGTTTGAAATTCGTGAAATGACAAACGACGGTGGTATCACACGAAATATGATACCATTCAGTAAAGTGTGGATGACACGAGACGACCCGCGTATCAATATCACAGCGGACGGGTCCACACCAACTAATGTCAACTTTGAAGCACCAGTTTATCTTCAAAACAAGACACAATACGCGTTTCTGATTCACACCGAAGGCCTAAACCCTGATACATATTTCTGGGTGTCCCGTCTAGGTGAAACAGATTTGAACACAGGCAACCAAGTTACAGGTCGCCAATTGACAGGTACAACATATGTCACAAACAACAACCTGAACTGGGATCCGGTACCAGATGTTGACCTTACTTGTACCTTCTATTATGCGGACTTCGATACTAGCCTGACAGGCACAGTCTCAATAATCAACGAAGACATTGAATTCCTTTCTGGAGTTCTACCTTTGTCTGCTTCGTCAAACACATTCTTTAGACCTGGTGAACCTATCAAGGGTACAGAAATCATCGAAATCAACAAGACCGCGGGCGCGGACACTGTTGCCATTGGTGATATTATTCGTGACGCAAACACTGGTCTTGAAGCGACAGTACTAGATGTTGATGGTACAGAAATATACACCGACGCACACGACTTTGTGTTAGACAACGATTTGGATATTTACGACTCTGGCAACACAGTCAAAGATATCACATCAACCGTTTCAAGCATCGACTTCGGAACAGGCATTATTCGTAAGATTCGTCGCAACGAAGGCACCTTTATGATTGACCACTCAAACGGTCGATTCTTTGTCGGAAGTGAATTGAGAAGTCTTCTACCAGACAGATACGAAACGATTCTAAATGGTACATACACCGAAATGTCTTACACAGGTCTAACGACCTCAACGATACCGAACAAGTATTTTCCACAGTCTGGATTCTTGGCGGTACCTGTTGGTCAGTCAATTGGTTCAGGAACATATCCTTCGTTTACAATCGATTCGTTTGACACATACGACTATTCCGCGTTGGAATGGCGACCAAGTTCATTGGTGTTTGATGGCACAACAACCCTGACATATACGCACAGAGGTGTGATAAACACGACATTGACTACAGCCACATCCTTGGCACCACACGAACTTGTTGAGTTGAAAGCGGATCAAAACATACTTTCGCGTTCCGAAGAAGTTGCTCAACTCGCGGGTGAGAAGTCGTTCAAGATCACGGCAACAATGACCTCCTCAGACGACCGATTGTCTTCTATTCTTGACAATGACACCTTGAATGTAGTTCTTATTGAAAACGAACTAGGTAATTCTGCGAACAATGAACTGTTGCCATACAGTAATAGTAACAATGCGGTATATATGTCACAGATCATTGAACTGAATGACGACAATGATGCTGAAGACCTAGTTGTGTTCCTTGAAGAATATAGACCATCTGGTTCTGAAATTCGAGTGTACGCTCGTCTATTGAATAAATACGACACCGAAGAACTAAAATTCTCTAATTGGTTTGAAATGGAAACAACGAAAAGCATCACAAGTTCGCCTGACAACCGCGAGAACTTTATTGATACACAATACTCGGTTCCGGCCGCGATGAAGACTGGACTATTTAACGAAGTTCAATACACATCCACAAACGGAAATGTGTACACGGGCTACCGCGCGTTCCAGATCAAGATTGTGTTGCTTGGTGATAACCCGGCCTTGTATCCTAAAGGATCAAGACTTCGCGCAATTGCGTTACAGGTGTAATATGTTATACAAAACACAGGTAGAAAAAGTTTACAAGGACAAAAAAACTGGTGCTTTGATTAACGCCAATGTCAGCGAAAAAAAGAGATATAATGACAAGAAACAATTCTACCGTGACTTTGAGAATATGAAGTCTATGGTGTTCGCATTACAGAAAAAGGTTGATGAACTTCAACAAGAAATAAGAGATAACAAATGGCAATAATTTCATATTCAGGCAATGACATTGATATTTCAACAAACGGGTTTAATGACCTAGTAATTCGTGTAAACGAAATGTCAAATGACCTTGCGACCGATGTTTTTTCGGTTGGTAATAACAATGTCGGCGACTTCAAACTGACAGGAGACTTTGAATCCTCGGGTAATGTTGCCGTGGGTGGTGAATTGTTTGGTGGTACAACAACCGCAAAAGCAAATCTTGAGATAACAGCAAACACAACAGTAACAGCAACAGAATTTAATGTCAATGCCAACACAACAATCGGCGGCACAGGCGCAATAGTCAACGCGAATACAACCTTCAATGGTCGTACGACCTTCGCGGCGAATACCACGATCAATGGCACATCTTCGATATTCAACGCGAATACAACCTTCAATGGTCGGTCAACCTTCGCGGCCAATACTACAATCAATGGAACCACTCTCACCGTTGGCGCAAACACCACAATCAACGGCAACACGACGATAGCCAGCTCTACTCTGTCTGTTAGTTCTAATACCACATTCACTGGCGCGAACACAACCGTAGTCGATTTAAACGCAACGGGTACAGCTTCAATTCGTGTGCCAGTGGGTACAACGGCGCAACGACCTACATCCGCGACAGGTCAATTCAGGTTTAATTCAACGCTTGGTGTGTTTGAAGGTTATGATGGTACCGAATGGGGGGAAATAGGCGGCGGCGGTATAGTAGTATCAGACGACACTTCAACAAATGATGTTCGGTATTTAACTTTCACAGGAGAGACTGCAAATACCGAATTACCAGGACTCGATGTTTCTTCTACAAAGTTGTATTTCAATCCAAGTACGGGTCAGTTGAACGCAACTGAGTTCAACTCTTTGTCTGATATTTCTTTCAAAAAGAACATAGAACA